GCAACCACAATCAAGAGCGTGTTCACTGGCGTTGGCACTGCAATCAAGGCCGTCTTAAATAGCGTTTTGCGTGGCGTATTTGGTGCGGTGAATGGTGCGATTGGGAATATTAACAGGCTGGTTATTGCTGCCAACAATATTTCAGCCAGGGTAAGGGGCCCTCAGCTGCCTACCTTGCCAACCCTTAGCGTGCCTCAATTTGCCAAGGGTGGCTACGTCGGCCAGGGAACGCTTGCTGTAGTTGGCGAGGCTGGCCCTGAATACATCGTGCCGGAGCGCAAGGCCGCAGCCTTCGCCATGAACTACCTGGCCGGTGCTCGAGGTGGTGCTGCAATCCCTGCCTTCGCCAATGGCGGCTTTGTGGGAGGCAATGCCCAGATCAATGTCACCACTGGCCCAGTGATGCAGCAGGGCGGCCAGCAGTACGTCTCCATGGCTGATCTGGAACGCGCTATGCGCAAGACCGCTGATGGCATCTACTCCAGCCTTCGCACTCCCGCAGGCCGCTATGCCGTAGGTGTTCGCTGATGGCTAGAGCACAGTCCCAATACCTGCGCATCTTCTCTGGCAGCACCACCTATCAGCGGTGGCAGGCTTACTACGTCAACACCAGCGTGACCTACGGCGGCGCAAGCTGGAGCTACCAGCCGTTTGATGCCGATGGAATCACCGCTGGCGAAGCGCAAAGCGAGTCGTCAATTTCAATCCGGCTGCCAGCTACCACCAACGTGATCGAGGTGGTGCTGCAAGCGTTGAATGAAGCCCGTCTGGCTGAACTGCAGTTCTATGAGTTCGACACCATCCTGGGCAACAGCACCCCGCAGACTGGCCAGACGCTGATTGCGTCATACCTAGGTGAAGTGGTGGGGGTGAAGGGTGGCTTTACTGAGATCGAGATGGAACTGGGCAGCAGCTTGGCGCCAGTTGGTGCGCAGGTGCCGCCCCGCACATTCTCCACCAGGTTGATTGGAGCGCCCTGCAAGCTATGAGCATCATCGGCAGCGATCCACTTGCATTTCTTACCGCTCAAGGTGGCGTCGTAGGAACACCGCTGACCGAGGGCGGCGCTAGTGGCGCTGACAACCTGGATACGCAACAACGCGACGCAGTCATTGGCGAGCCAATCCCCATTGTGTTCTGCCGCCGCATAGATGGCGTTGGTGGGGTGTTGATTAGCCCGGCTGCTACTGAGGCCAGATTTGAAGATGACGCATCGAGCAATATCACGGCTAGCTACCACCTGGTCCTAAGCGAGGGGCAGATTGATTCGATACAGGTGCGGGATGTATTCCAAGGCGCCTGCCGTGTTGGCAGCTTCACACAGACCTACGACCGACGCGCTGGCACATTTGTGCCGGGTAACTTTATTGACAACACGCCAAACCTGAGGGCGCCTGAATACTGCGGAACAGGCGGCACCTATGAAGGATTGAGCACGATGGCGTTCTCGGTCACTATCCCAGCAGGATTTGATCAGTGGAATCGACAGGTTCACGCCTTCATTCGTGGCGGGATTTATGTCTCGCGGCTGCTTGATAGCGTGACCGGGCCCAGCAACAACGTGGCCGATCTGCTGCTGTATCTGCTGCGCAATAGCTCAAGGGTGCCTGAATCAATGATCGACACCGCAACCAGCTTTCTAGCAGCGGCGACCTTCACCAACGCCAACGGGTTCTGGTTCAACGGAGTGGCGAGCCAATCCACCAACCTACGCGACTGGACCAGCAGCATCCTTCAATATTTCTTGTTGCGTCAGGCGCGAATTGGTGGCAAGGAAGCATTGAAGCCATTGGTGCCAATCAACGCCAACGGCACAATCAAGACAACCGCAGTTAGCTGGGTGTTTACTTTCACTGAAGAGCACATCATCCCAGACAGCTTTGAGATCACCTATTCATCACTGGCAGAGCGCAAGCCGTTTTGCGCCAGCGTGCTCTGGCGCCAGCAGGATGATCTAGGCATCCCAGTAATACGCAACACCGAAGTGCGCTACACCGGCACTGCTGCTGATGGTCCGTTTGAGCAGCACGACCTATCAGGCTTCTGCTCATCCGAGAATCATGCGGTCAAGGTAGGCGCCTACATCCTTTCCAAGCGCAACCATGTAACGCATCGGCTGCAGCTTGGCGTTAAGCCTGATGCGTTCAATCCCACCCTGGCGCCGGGCGACCTAGTGCGTGTGCGACTGGAGCGTGTGGCATCGACTGGTGCTGATAGTTTGCATGATTTCCTGTATGAAGTGGATCGTATTGGCAAGTCACTATCAGGAGACGTTCGACTAGACCTAACGCATTTCCCTGTTGATGCCAACCTTGCAAGCGTTGTAGCGCAGGAAGTCAATGCAGCAACTGGTAGCGGATTGATTGTTGGCACAGGATTAAGCGCAATAACGTGTGACATCAATTTGTTTAGCGATACCAGTGTTCCGGCTGAAACATTTACGTCTGGATCGTTCCCTGACTATGGGTCTGATCTTGACGCCATTGATGAATCAGGACTTGAAGACCCCGCGATAAGCAACCCAAGCGAACCTCTCATTTCGACACCATCGCTCACCAGTGATGGCGACATTGACGACCCAAAGGTTGGCGACGAGCTGACCGCTCCATCAATTTGTGAAGGCGGCGAAGTTATTTTCTATCGCATTGATCCAGCAGTGGCAGGCGGCAGGGTCATTGCTGCAGAAGCAACTGCAACTTATACAATGATCATCAATGATGTAGACAAGAGCGTATACGCAGAGATTAGATGTCCCGATCCGTCATCGCCGGACGGCTATGGAGAGCCTATACGCACTGCCGCTACGCCTATAATTAGCCCTGAATGTGGTGGAATTGAAGGGATTACATACACGGGCACAGTGCCACCTCCCGGAAACACAACAGGAGCGCAAATAATACTTGAAAACGGTCCCATTACAGTATCATCATTTGCCGCCTCACCAAATGACTGCACGGCTGAAGTGCTTCCGCCAACAACATCTGGAAGCTCAAGCGTTACCCTTCAAAACGTCAAAGGTATTGAAGTGCTATCGGTGTCAGGCACATGCGGAATAAAGGAACTGTTCTGGCGAGTTACGTTTGCTAACGACTCTGTTCAGGATCGAAACATTGTTGCAATTGGGGACAACAGAGGATTCGCGGCACTTAGTGCTGGCGTCACTACGGCATGGAGCGGCCCAGGCGCTATTCCTTACTGCCCATCATGAACCTTGCTATTTCAGCTTCTGATCGATTAGAGATTTGCAAGCAATGCGAGCACTTTGAACCAGTGCTGCATCGCTGCAAGCTCTGCGGCTGCTTAATGTATATAAAGGTACGCTTCCCGCAAGCAAAGTGCCCTGACAAGCGCTGGTAACCATGGCAACATTCCCATCTCTTACTCCATCATCTAGGACCTTTACACCTGGCCGGCATCCGCACTCTGAGATTGGCACGCTGTCAGGCTTGCAGACCAGGGTGCGCACTAGCAACGTGATCCTTGATCAACTGCTGCGCCTTAGCTTTGCTGCGCTTACCGAGCAGCAGATGTTGAGCATCCGCACTCATTACATCGGCCAGCAGGGGCGCTTCCTGAGCTTTGCTATTCCAAACGATTTGCTGAGCGGCACCACTACCCCATCTAGCTTCACGCCAACTGGCTATAGCTGGACATACGCCGCGCCACCGCAGATCAGCGACGTGGCGTGCGGGCGTTATGACGTAAGCGTCGAGCTGGCCACCGTGCCGCCAGAAGGCGCCAACGTGAATGGTGCTGAGTTTACTGTTGGCATCAGCTTTGCCACTGTCCCTGCAATGTCAGAGACCGTTGCCATCAGCTTTGCGGCAGGGGCTGCCAGCGTTGAATCGTTGGGATTGAACCTTACTGTCACCGCATCACTGGTTGAGGGCGCTGCTACTGGCAGCTAGCCTGTAATTACTGCCCAGCAAAATTATGGCATCCCTGATTTACAACTCAGCACCAGACGAGATGGCACGCGGCGACATCGACTTCGACACCAATACCTTCAAGGCAATGCTGGTCACCAGCTCGTACACACCTAATAAGGACACGCATGATTTCCGTGATGACGTGACAAACGAAGCCAGCGGCACTGGCTACACCGCAGGCGGCGCCGCGTCAGCAGTTACCGTCACCAAGGACACCGGCAACGATAAAGTCACGATCCAGTTTGGCGCCGTCACCTGGGCCAGTTCTACCGTCACCGCTCGCGGCTGCGTTTACTACAAGTCCAGAGGTGGTGCCAGCAGTGCTGATGAGCTGGTTGCCTACAACGACTTTGGCAGTGACGTATCGAGTAGCGGTGGCACCTTCGCCGTAGCAGCTAGCACTATCACGCTGCAGAACTAATGGCTACGTTCCCAGAGCTG